CGGAGCGTAAACTAAAATATCATAATTTGCTTCTGATGCTGGCCCCAAGTCTCGGCTACCAATCGAAATGTACATTAGAGAAGAAGTTATGTTTTCTGTTACCTCGAAAAGCTGCCACTCAGATGTCACAGTTTCGGCATTTATCCCCAGTCCTCTAAAGTAAATAATTTGATCCGAGCCGGTATTAGATTTCATCCAAATAGAGGACGTATACTGGGTACTACTTGGTGGGATTGCTATAGCTTGCTGTAATAAAGAAAAACCAGCTCCTGTGCGGCTACCTTGCAAGCGAAACGCATCCGTACCGCCGTCTGGATCAGTAAATCCTGTTGTTACTGTAGGCGCTACTCCTGTTCCAGAAGAAATACGGGACCAAGAAGTTTGGTTATCTAGTGCTTGGCTATACGTCAGCAAATTATGCGGTGCCCATTTGATTGCTGGAATTTCGCGGACTGATACGTTTCTTATACGCGCTGTTAAGCCTACTCCATTCGGCCAAGCACTAAGCCTTGAGCCAGCAGTAGTGTGTGTGTGAATTCCCTGATAAATAATTGTTCTGTTTGTAGTTACATAATTAAAAGAAGAAGGAGAAAAAGCATCTTCTGGGTTTGTGGGTTTTTGTAGCTGAGTAAGAAATACTGTGGCTGTTAGAAGCTCTATTTCCATTGTCCACGCATATTGCTTGCCAACTTCAGTAGCTAGGGGGAGAATTACACCAGAGGTGCTTGCATTTGCTCCGGTAATAACAATCCACTCGCCATCTTGAACAGCTGAACCCCCACCAAAAGGAACCCAATCTGCTACAACATTGGAAGCTAACTCAGGCCCATAACCATCGGTCATTGTCGCATTGCCAGCACGGCTGTGTGTGATCAGTTCTGCAAAGGTATCTACAGTTCCGCCAGCGTCATAAAATTCGGTGCCGTCATTTAGACTGCCATTAAAATCAGCAACGAGGTCTGGAGTTTTTGAGTTAATTTTATAACCCAACAGAGAACTTCCTACTCTTCTAATAAAAGTTGCGACCCTTTGAATTTTGCTGCCAATTCCAAACATATTAGACTACCAGTGCGTGTAAAGTACCTGTAACAGTAGTTCCAGTAAATTTAACTCTTTTTATTGAACATAATAAATAAAAGTTAGCTGGAACTGCTACAACTCTTTCTGTACCTTCGTTAGTAATAAACGTAATATTTCCTGCGCCTTCATTATAAAGACCTACAGCCACGTTATCAGTTCCTACATTATCTGCATTATCGTTTAAAGTTACTGGCACCATATCTTTAATTAAGCCAGTTGTATTAATTTGATTTTGATATGAAAATGGATTTGACATTATTTTCTCCGAGTTAGTATGTGCCGCCGTTTATAGACGTAGGATTAATAGCGGCAGTAAGTGTTCCAGTAACTGTTAGGTTATTAGCGTAGACTGTTCCTGCTGTGTAAATATCTTTAAACCTTAAAGAAGTTGTTCCTAAATCATTAGTATTATTAACTGTAGGAGATATTGTTCCTGTAGTATTTATGCTTCCAGTATTTAAAGTTCCAACAGAATTTATATTCTTAAAATTAAAAGAAGATGAGCCAAGATCAATATCGTTGTTTGTTACAGGAACAATAGCACCATCTTGAACTCTTAACTGTTCTACAGAAACCCCACCAACTTCAACAAACATTCCCCAGTAGTTATCGGTGCTATTAACTTCTATTTTATTTTTAAAATCTAAATCGCCTATTTTAAAAATATTACCACCTTGACCTGTAGAACCATCATGTCTATGGCCTGTAATAGAAGCATTAGAATTAGAATAAGAAAAAGCACTTACTAATTCATTATATTCATTATTAAAAAGGCTAGCGGCAATTGTATCACCATCTGTAATAGTACTTTGTCTTGTATAGTTATTAGCCATTTGTTATCTCCTACCTGCTGGCATATAGTCTACATATAGTCCGTTTATAGCATACGGAGAATTTGTATCATCACTAAAAATTCTTAGGTTAACCGAATTTCCACTTCCTTCAACAGTTTGCCTGACCATAGGATCATTAGACGAGCCAAAAGAAGAAGAGCCAAAAGAAGAAGATCCAAAAATAGCAGGCAATGTTATGTTTGAAAGATTATAATCAGATGGCTGCGGTGTTGTATTATCTGCATAGTCGTACCTTAAACGCAAAGTAGGTGTTATACTTCCTTCAGGACTTAAAGATATGCGTACATATTTTAAAGTTTTTCTAGTTCCTACATCACCAAAATCAAAATGAGGTGTTTCATAAACTGCTTTTATGGGTAACAGGTTAAAAGAATTACCAGTATCATGTGTATAAATATAACCTTCTTTATCACCATGATAAGCCTTTTCAACTGTATTATTATTAAAACCTGTTGTAAGTCCTAAAGCTTGTATGCCGACTGTCTCAGACCATTCAAAACCGTTAGCAGTAAATGTCCCAATAATACCTTTAGAAACATCTGAATTAAGTGTCTTATCCGTATAAAATAATCTATACTGAGACTTAGAACGTAACACACAACTATCAATAGTAAATGTATTAATTGAGTTTGCTATGTTTCCAATAACACTTTGAATTTGTCGAGATATTGAACTTAGCTCAACGTCTCCAATACGTGCTGTACCAGCAATAGTACGAATACCATCAGGACTTAGAAATAATAAATCACCACCAATTTCTTGAATGCTGTAGCCGGATAAGCACCCTACGTTTTCTGTAATAGGGTCAATGCGTATATCAGTAGAACTGTTAATGTTTATAAGCTTGTGAATACTATTCTTAGCGAACACAATTAACTCATTACGGAATCCGCGAATGCCTTGAATCTGATCTGAAATAACTACTGAGCCAGCACCAGTACCTGTGAAGTTATCAGGGTTATTATTAACACTATAATAAACTGTATTTAAATTATCTTCTACACCCGCTGCAATAAGATGATGGTCATGGTTTGTTATGTACTTAACGAATTTAGTCCCTTCTACTGTTATTTCTTTAGCAAAAAATGTACGTGTTGTTAATCCGCCAGTACCTTCCATGCGAAATGAGTAAAGCTTGTTAGCACCATCCGCAATTATTAATTCACCATAATTATATGTTGCACCTTCAAAAAGTGCGAATGAACACTGTCCTTGATTTGTACGTGTTAAAACACTACGACCTGTAAAAGTAGTATAGTTATCACCAGTACCAGCTACGCTACTTCTATTAATTTGTAGCCATGTTGAGCCATCAATACTAAAATGTATATCAGTCCCTGAGCAAGCAACTACACCATCTCCATACACATATAGTCCAAGAATATCATTATTACTGTTGGGACGAGTGTTACCAAACTGAGTAAAGCCATTAATGCGTCTATAACCACCATCAGCATCTACTTCAAAGTTTGTAAGTTGGGTAGCTAATCCGGGCTGCTTAAGCATTTCAAGTTGATTTAAATTTGTATTTAAACCACCCTTGCACGATATGCCAAAAGGCTGTGACATTATATAAACCTCACGCGATCATCTTTCATATAGATAGGTGCGGGAGACATTAAATTACTTTTCATTAAACGTAAGCCACGCTTATAATCTTCTTGAGCAAAAGCTGCAGACTGATTATTTTCTTTAAACTGATGTAGATAATACCTAGCTCTTGCTAAAAGAACCGGCTTGTAAGTATTAGGAAATATTATTTCATCAGAGTATAAAGATAGTTCTGTTGGTAAAGCGTAAGCATAAAACCATATTTTATATTCTTTATCAGGTATTGCACTTAAACCAAACTTACGATTGTCTGGGCTTTTAATTACTTTACTAGGTTGACCCCAGTTTTGAGAATCTGCATCATCAGTATTCTCAGCTAATCTATAGTAATCTTTCCATTCTTCTATGGTTAAGAATTTTAAATTTTCACTAGTATAAGGCGCTGTTTCTCCAGCCACACCTATTGTTGTAATATAAAAATTATCCCAATCAATGTACCCATAGTCTGTAGTGAGGCTATTACTTGTTGGTTTTAGCTCATACCAACGTGTGCCTGCTACAGTATTTATACTTACGTTGCCATAAAAAGGATCAGTTGTTCCACTATCACCCACAGATAAAAAAGGCCATTGAGGTTCTTCATTAACGATATCAAGATATGCTCTATTAACACAATCTTTAACATGCTGTTGTATGCCTAAAGCATTATTAAAGTTTCCTGAACTAAGAGATATTTCATTAATTTCTCTTATAAGCTCATTAGTAATGTCTAAGTAAGTAGCACTCATCTTTTTTCTTTATTCCCAAAGATTTTATCCCAGTTTTCATTATACTTTTGCTGGTCTACTTTTTTTTGCCGTACAACCGTTTTATTTTTATTTACAAAATTAATTGGTTTTTCTGGAGTAGATAGTAAGGGCATATTTTAAACCTCTATAAAAATAGAGGAGGGATATTTCACCCTCCCCCTTTTTAATACTACTAAGCAGCAGTATTAAAGTAAGCACCAATAAGTGCTTCTGGACGAAGTACTTTAGCACCGTAGACATGCAGACCCCGACAAATATCACCAAAGCTGCTAGGATCACGAATGACCTCAGTGCTAGTGATTGTTTGTGCGGTAGCAACTGCGCTCATATGACCTGCAAGCATAAAGCCATCAGCGTTAGTCGTAGCGGGCAAGTTATTAGACTTGTACAAGCTAAAACCACGAAGCTTACCTGAGCTTACTAGACCATTACGAATAGAGCCTTGACCAGCATTATAATCTACTGATAGCAGCTTAGAATCACTATTAGATAGATCTTCAAAGAATGCAGGAGTAGCTACAACCCAACGACCTTCTTCTGGTACGTTTTGGTCATCAAGAAGACGAGCCATACGTGCAAGTACATCAAGAGAATCAGTGTTATGTAAACCAATAGCACTTGTTCCATCATAAATACCAGCACCTAAGCTAGTTGTAGTATTTGCACCAAGTACATGATCGGGCGTTGAAGCAGAAAGACCTGCTTGCATTATACCAAAAACACCTTCATCAAAAGCATCTCGCAGAGAGTAAGCAGCAGAAGAAGAAGCCACTTCTTTAAAATTAACGTGAGACATAGACGTTTCAATGTCATCAACAATAAATTTAAAAGCGTTAGCGGTATCTACAACCAAAGTTACTTCTTGGTCAGTTAGTTTAGTTTGCGTTACATCTTGACCACGTTCATACTGATAAACAGTAATCGTTGGTTCTTTGATGATTCTAACGCTGTCACCGAATGCAGTAATTTCACCAGCGTAGTCAGTATTCGTTACTGCCTCTACTACAGATGCTTTGCGGAAAAAGTTAAGTACTTTTTTGGAGTAAACTTCAGGAAGAAAAAACTGATTAGTCTGTCCCGTTGTTGGTGCAAAGTTGGCATCTGTTGCTGTTGCCGGATCAAAGTTTGCGTCTGATACATTATAAGCCATGATATATATTCCTTAAAAATTTTTATGGAACTACTCTGCCTTCTACTATGGCCTGATCTATTTCTTGCTCATAGCGATCATACTGATCTATAGACAAAGCAGCTATTTCCCGTTGAGTCCAAACTTTAGGCTGACCTGCATCTACTGTTGTTGTTTTTGTAGAAACAAAGTCTGCTGCATTTTGTTTGGGGGTTTGCTTACTTGACTTTACAGAGCTTCCGTTTATTTTTAATCCCTTTTCCATTTTATAAAAATCAATAGCACGGCTTGCTAAATTTACATTATCTGGGTTATTATATATCCAACTTTGAATTTCTTCAGGTTGGGCTTTGGCCCATTCATGAAACGACTCATCTCCTCTGATATCCTCAAAGTCAGGATGTCTTTGTTTCAGTGCTGTTTCTGCTTCACGCCTAGATATTTGGGATTCACGTTCTTCAATTGCTTGAAGTTTTTTTTGAATTCCTTCAACCTGTTCTTGGCTTCGCATGTGTGCCACTGATTCAACTGTTTCATATAGATCAGGGTATTTTTCTTTAAACTTTTCAAGATCCTCAAGACTTCTAGGAGGCTGGTAACTAGGTTCATTAATTCTAGTCTCAGCCAACAGTTCTTGTTCTCTTTGTTTAAAGTCTGCTACTTTTTGATCATAGTGTTTTTTTAGATCGTCATACCTTTTTTTATAGTTTGTAGAAGATTTTTTAGGTGCCTCAGTTTTTTCACTTTGGGTGGCCTTATCTTCTTGCTGTTCATAAAAAATAGAATTTGCACTTTCTTTAGCTGGGCCATCAGGCTCATGCCATTCTTTACGTGCATTATACGGGTTAGCTTCTGCTTCAGTCATGTTTTAACTCCTTTACGGGGCTTGTTCTTCAAGGTGGCTATTAATACTGCGCTTATGTAAAAATAGGGTCTTGTTTTATACAAGGTAGCCTTAAGGTTATTTGATTGATAAGGGGCTAAGTTTAGGTAGCCTTATCGTATACTAGGTGAGCGATTAGCCGAAAGCATTACTTTATGGATATCGTCATCTAGTTTTGAAGAGTCATTTTCAGACTTTTTCATTAAACCGCCATCATAAGCTCTTTCAGCATCATCCATTAAAATTTGGAGGTTGTCTGTGCCTAATTGATCAACGGCCTTTTTGGTGAAAACAAATTCACCGTCAGAAAGACGGGCTGGAATATCATCAGATGTCCCATCACCCGGCCCTTCTACTTTACCCTCACCAGAAAATTCTGACGAGGCTAAAATTAGTTTATCGAAAAGTACGCTTAAACGGTCATCAGTAGCTAGTACAGAGTTAACATACTCTGTTTCTTCTGGTGACAATGTTTGTTCCATAACATAAGAAACGTAGTCTTCTTCCATCTCTTCGTCTGGTTTCTGTGAGGCCAGAACGCCTTCTATTTCATCTTCAGGTATATTAGGGTATGTATCCACAGGCATACCTTCGACGGGAACTAATAAAGGATCACCTCCTTGGTTTTTAATTACACGCGGCCCTAATTCTGGTAAGTTTAAAAACTCTTTAAAATCTTTTGCATCTTCTTCTGAAAGATTATCTCTAAAAGAACGAGCTTCATTAGGATTTAAATTTTCAATATATTCTTGAATGTCCTCTACACTTCTAAAAAGTTGCATGTTTTTAGCTACTTCTTCTGGCTCCATTTGTTGAATAATTTCATAAACATCTTCTAAAGGCTCATCCATTCTAGTAGCAGAAGAAGGTGACATACTTTCTACAAAATCTAAATAATCTTCATCTGACATTTCATCTAGTTCTTCTTTAGACATGCCAGCTGCTTTTTCATCTTGCTTTGCTTGAGACAATAAGCTTTCTTTTGCTTTTTTAGTTTTTTCAGGTAGTTCTTTTGCGTTCTTTTTCAAAAGCAAGGATATGATTTTACCACCAGCACTTTTTCCTCTACGGCTATATCCTCTTTGCATATCTTCATCCATTTGTTCTTCTTGAATTTGAATACGCATTAACTCTATATTTTCAGAAGTAGGTTCAATATTTTCTGCTTCTAATCTAACCCTAGACAATCTTTCTATTTCTTCTTTCATTTTTTTCTGCTGATCTTCATATAGGCTGCTTCTTTGATTTCTTAAAGCTGAACCGCCTTCAGAGTTTTTACTACGGGGTGTCATATCTAATACAATATCCTTTTCTTCAGTTGCTAATGCAAAAGGAATATCCTCACCTTTATATTTAAAATAAGGTTGTCCTTTTTTTATGAATACATATTTAGTTGGGTTTTTAGAAGCCTCTGAAAATGCAGAATCCATTGTTCCTGAAGTAATATTATTAACTGTAGAAGTTTTATTTTCTTTTATTTTAGATTCTTGTGCATCTGATAATCCTGCAAAATAACCGCCGACTCCCGTTGCTCCACTAGCTGCAACACCAATTGATCCAGTAGCTAAAACTGCCTTACCTGTTTTTTTTCTAGCCTCTTTAGTAAGTTTACCTCCTCCAAAATCTTCTGCTATTTTTTGAAGTTCCGTTGGTTTTTTAGCTACGGCTCTAATACCTTGAACAATTTCTCCGAGTAAGTTTTCTTTACCACCACCGCCTGCTTGGTAAGCAAAAACTTTTTCAATATTTTTTACATCTTGTACAGTTACATCTTGATCATTAGCAACCATGTTAAAAATATCTGTTTTTTTCATTTTTGTAGTATCACGTTCTGATACTGCTTTTTCTACAGCATCATGTACCGACTTCATTTTATTTTTAGCTTCTTTTTTAGTATAATTTTCAAATGTTTCAGAAAGAGCTTTAGCTACAGCACCGCCTATACTATATTGTTCACGCTCAATAGGATTTAACAATGAACCGCCTTCAGCATATTTAACTTTCATAGGATCATTTTTCATTGTTCTTCTTTCCTTGATTGATTAACTTCATCTTTAAGTTTTAAAAGATTATCCAGAGAATTCACTTTCCCCTGCTTGCGGAACACTTCCAGTTCCGATGTTGCCACCACCAGTCCCTGTAGCTCCAAGGTCTTGCGATGGTTGAGGTACACCTTCAGGGCTTCCCATAGCTCCGGGTTGTTCACCAGCGGCGAGAGCTTCTGGGCTAGTTGCTTGTCCAACATTATTTTGTAGTCCTATAATTTGTGCAGCAATTGCAGCTTCTTCTGGATCATTTAAGATTTCATCTGGATCAAGATCTAAACTATAAGCTAATTCAGAAATTAATTTAGACATCTTAACAAAAGGAGCTACTGCTGGGTTTTGTGCTGTTTGTAAGAACATTGTTAGTCTTTGGCTTCTTACTTCTTTTTGCATAAGACTGTTTGTTCCCATTGCTTTAATTTCTAAATCACCTTCTGTATTTAGATCACCCTCAAAGAATTGCATGTTCCATTGAAAATATGCTTGACCTAAAGGCTTTAGTAAGAAATCATCTAAGTTTTTTACAACTGTTTTAATATTTAAAGAAGCAGCACCTAGTAACATTGACATTCCTGAAGCTGTTCTAGTCATGCTTTGAACACCTGTCATACCATGAGAGTAACTTGGAATACCTGTTTGTTCGTCTGCAAGCTGTCTAAACTTATCAAACATCATCATATTTTCTTGAGAAGTGTTAGGGAATTTAACGCCGTGTATAGATTGTCCGGGCATTCCGGCTTGTCTTCTAAATACTTTTCCGGGGTATATTTCCATCGACTGTCCGCCAGATAACATACTTTCGTCTACATCAAATACTAAACTTCCTGAAAGTGCTAAGTTATCTATAGCCATACGCGCATGACCATTCATAATCTGCTGAGAATCATTCATGTTTTCAGCAACGCCAATACCAAAAAAAGAATAAGGATTACGTTCGTATGAAAATGCGTTATAAGGAATACGTGCTGGTGTAAAGGGGTTTACAACTGAGCGAAGTACTCGCCCATTACAAACCCACGCATTAATTTGTATTTCTTCTAAGCTATCTACTTCTTCTGGTAATTCCATTCCTACTTGCTTGGCATAATCAGAATCCATAATGCCCCAGTACTCTAAAACCTCAAACTTGTTAAACTCAGTTTCGTCAGTTCTATTGTCATCTTTTAGCTCTAGTTCATAATCTTTTTCAGTATAATTAGGCCCAAGAGTTATACATTCTCTAATTTCTTCTTTATTAAAATAAGGAAGTTTACCAAGTGCTCTTAACTGAGAATGATTTAACTTATGTCTATGAACTATATACTCACACTCTTCTATGGTTGTTGCATTTGGATCTGGAAAAAAATCCCATATAGAAACAAATTCAATTCGCGGTACACGTATGCTAAGGGGGTCATAAAATCTTTCATCACCTTCTTTACTCCAGCGATGAAGAGTTTTATTAAAATTAAATGGCCCTTTAACAATACCTGTACCAAATAAAGTGGATTCAAATAAAGCATTTCGTAACTCACTAGAGCCGTTTGATTCTTCTATTTGATCATGGATTAGTTTTTCTAGCTCTCTTGCAGCGTCTTTAGCTGGAGCACGTTCTAGTACTTGAGGATCGGGATGGGCACCTACTTCAAAATCTTCTTCTTTTATAATAGTATCTAAGTACTTAGAAGATTGATAGGTTGCTCCCGGCTTTAATACTTTACCATCTCCCTCAAAGCCAATATCAAAAGGATCACTTTCTGTTTTTTCTTGGGTACTTGTTTCTATTGTAGGGGTTGTTTCTTTAGATAAGTGGACGTACTCAGCAATCCCTTCAGGAATTTTTGTAGAGGTAACGCCAATAGGAAACTTGCCTGTTCCAAAAATAACATCAATTAACTGACCATAAGCCGCAAGTACTTTTGTTTTAGTTATCTTAATAAAAACTCTTGACTTTTCTGATTCACGAAATCTAACGTTCTTTGGATATAAACCTCTAAAGTTATGATAGGCTGTTATCCATCTGTTTTCATCTTGATCTCTAGCATCTTCTGCTGCTTGGTATCTAGCTTCAATAAGACCTGCAAGATTAGACCTAAGTTGTTCTTCTAGGTTCAACTGCAAACCATCTTCATTTTCTACTTCTTCAAAATAAAGATTGTTTGCAGTTTGAAATAAACCTATTTTTTCATTTGACATACTTTAATATCCAAAAGTTGAGTCGGCTGGTTGAAAGTGCTGTTGTCTTTGGTAGTCTCTCATTTGACTCAAGGGGTCTTGTATTCTGGGCCTTGACATTATTAAGTATCTTAATGCGTCATAAGCATGATCTGAAGCATGAGTATTAACATCTTCAGGGTTTGATTTATCCAGAGGAATACTTTGAAGCTCACGAATTAAATTCGGACAAGTATTAAATATTTGAAGTTTTGGTCTTCCGCTTTTTTGGAGCTTCAAGTATTCATGGATTTGTATTTTTCCTGCGACTCTATTTTTATCTGCTGGCCTTAGTTTATGGCCTGCTCTAATAAGAGTCTCCCCAACTGTTGGGCCTGTTTGTCCTGTGCGCGACCAACAAGCTGTATCTAAAACACCTCTTATTGACATTGGATCTCTAACTTCCATTTCTGTCATAAGGGCTGCTAGTTCTGTAGCTAATAATCCTTTGCGGTATAACTCTCGGTATATTATTAGTGTACCGTCTGAAGGATCTAAAGCACCCCATACACAAGCAGATTCAGAAGCATACCCATAGTCAATGCCTTTGAGCCTTTCCCAGTGTATAGGAATATCAAAGGGTATAAGCACATGTTCTGAAGGACTAAACTCTGTAAAGGCTGCACCTTCTGCTACATCCCAATTACCTTCTAAGAGTTGTTTACGCTGGGTAGCAGGTAAAGCCTTTAACATCTGTTCGTATCTACCATCTTCAGAAAGATACGGATTGTCTTCTAAACGCGCTGGTATAAACTTACGACTTAAACCATCACCCCCTATAAAACTTGTATTAGGAGGTGCCGGATTTATATATCTCTTTTTAACCCAGTGAGCACCTACACCTCCGGGGTTAGCTGTGCAACGCATATAAGGAATAATTTCTGAGTCTGTAGTTCTTAAGCGGGAAGCTAAGTAGTTCCAGCCAAACTCTGTTGCTTGATGGGTTATTTCATCAAACCCTATCCAAGAGTATGCTTGTCCTTGATAGCGATATACATCTGCATCACGTTCTAAAAAACCAAACTCTACTTTAGCTCCACTTGGGAAGTTCCAAAGTTTTTCTACTTCTCTATACTTACAACCCGGAAAAGCTTTAGGATATAGTTCTCGGCTTTTATCTATTAGTTCTCTAAGCTCAGGCATAGACCTTCTTAGTATTAATGCCCTGTGAGCGGCTCTGTGAGCGTATCTAAGAGGATCTACAAGCATAGCATAGGACTTACCACCCCCTGCTGCTCCTCCGTAGAGAACGTCAATCTCTGCTGCTGCTAAAAAGTCCTCTTGCGGCCCTTCGTTGGGGCTAAAGATTATATTTTCTTTTGCTTCAGCTTTTAGTTTTGGCGTTAAAGCTTTTAATGTTTCTTCTTCTATAACGTTAGAAGAGTTTTTATTTTCTAAAGACTTTAAAACTTTTTCTGTTTTCTCTACAGAATTTTTATAGTTATTTATTTTTGTTTGGGCTGCAGCTATTTTTCTTTTTTGTACTCTTACTTTTTTTGCTGCTTCTAATTTTGCTTTAGTTTTAGAATGGTAGTTATAGCCTCTACTCTTACTTCCTTTTGCTCTTCCTGATTTCTTACGCGGAGTCCCATCCTTTTTAAGTAAAAAGTTTCCTTCTTCATCTTTAAGATAAAGGTCTGGATTTAACTCCCAATCATCCACGCGCTATAGAGGCCAAGCCTTGATGGGTTATAGAACGACCTGTGTTATGGCTTAACCATAAAGCACCTTCGCGCAGTGAGAGACTTTTAGAACGTACCATAGGAAGTATTTTTTCTAAAGCCTCTAATTCTTTTTCTACTGGCTCTAAGTATGTTTCGTCTATTAATTTATAACCAAAAGGTATTGTACTACTCGTCCTGCGTTTCATACTCAGCCTCTATTATTGTTTCTTTTTTAGCCGGTAGTATAAATATTCCACCATTTCCTTCGACTTTAACATCTAGTTTATCTGTTTTACTAATGCCTACACGGTCTAGGAGCGTCTGTGCTGCCTGTAGGCGGATGTTTGCCTGTGGTATAGGCTCTGCACTATCCATTATGTTAACTAGCTTCATAGCGGCTTTAGGAGCGTTAGAGGCTAATATGCCTTGAGTCATGTCTAAGATTTCAGACTTAAGAGATTTAACTACAGCATAAGAAGACTTAGAAGAATAACCCGCTAGTTCTGCTGCTGCTTTAGAGTCGCCATTAGTTTTTAATAGGGCTTCTAAGAAGTTTTGCTGTTTTATTGTTAATTCTTTATTCGGCATGTATTCTATTATACATGTATATAAGGATTTGTCAAGTTTTTTTTTAAGTTTTTAATTAACTGTTGACAAAACTGTATATGAGTGTATAATATAGTAACACCCCCCGGTGTTATATAGTAATAAAATTAGTGTGGTTTGTAGTTGTTATAGGCTTTAACACTGCGAAGCTATCTAGTGGACAGTCCATTTCTCCCCGAATTGTAAGACTATTAGTATATATATACCCTACCCCCCCGGCCACCTGCCCGCCCACCTAGATCTAAAAAAATATTCTATTTTTTAAAGTCTAAGCAACTGGACAAACTACGTTTGAGCTTAAAAAGAGCTATAAAGTTTACTTTATATTCTAAAAACTACAGGTATTTCAAAAACTTGTAAGATAAAGATTTTTTTTAAAACTAAAACATTAAGATTATTTCCAGAAAAAAACTAACACGCATAACGCATGAAGCCCCCAGTTTTTAAAAAAAAGTTCCCAAAGGGAAAAGTGGCTATTTGGCGGAAATTGAAAAAAAGTGTTTGCATCCCGGATCGAGCTGTGCCAAAGTGGAAATCGATCAGCGGCATCCGGCCTCTGACTAACATGAGATTATACACATGAATAAAGTAGAACTTTACAACGTACCATCAAACAAAACTGCTAGCACCAA